TCACGGCTCGGCGGCCCTGATTGCGGCTTCCGCGCGCTGGCGGCGCATCCGGTACTGGTGCGCCGGATTCGCATCCAGGCGGTTTCGCAGCGTCGAGAACAGCAGATCTTCGTCGACGACGCGGACTTTCTGGCCGTGGCGGATCTCCCACGTCATGGTCATGCCGGCGCTGCGCCACCGCTTGATCGTGCGCACGGACCGGCGCACCGTGCGCGCCGCCTCGCGGTACGTCAAGGTGGCCACCGGTCACTGCTCCTGCGAGCGGGCGTTCGCTACGGTCAGGCCATGACATCTCGACCACCAATGAGCGATGAGACCACTGATGCCCGCGTCGCGGGCAAGAACGCGAAATGGTGGGTGCAGGTGCGACCTGAGCCCGGGGGAGGCGCATGGCAGGCCTGGGCCCGCCGTGACGACGTCGCTGGCCTCAGCAGCGTCGGCGTACTTCGAGCTTCGAAGAGCGGCTATACGCTGACCCCGCGCGTCGGCATCAAGACCGCCGGCCTCGAATGGGAAACGCTCATCCGGGACCTCCTCGAGCGGCTGCACTGACGTCGTGACGGGGGCCATCACCCGCAGGCTCCTGTTCACTCGATCCGGTCACTGAATATTCCTCGCGACCTCGATTGCGATGCGGAGCGCCTGTATCTCGGTAACGCCGCGGTCGACTGCCTCGGTGAACGCGTCGTGGGCAAGATGCAAAGCTCGCGTGGAAAGGGCAGCTTGGTGGGTGGGTGTGATGTTGGTCATTGTTTCTTCTCCTACGTGGGTACGGTTCGTGTGGTCGCAGGCCGAAAGTTGCTGGAAGATGCCCAGCTCGGATTGCGCGCGCTCGATCAGCACGTTGTTATCGATGGTTGAGGCGAACTGGTCGGCCCAATTGATCAGCCGTTGCAGGTCACTCACGCTGGGCTCCCCTTCGTGTGGTCCCGGCATCCGCACTCGCAGTAGTCGTCATCCTCGCCGTCGACGTGATTGAGCCAGCATTCCGCCCACTCCACGACGGGACCTTCGTGGAACTCCCAGTTCGCGGCGGTGCACTCGGCGCACGCTTCTACGGTTCCGGTGGACGGGCACGGTCGCGCGTCGTGCCCGCAGTCGTTCATGGCGCATTCGAGGTCGACAACCTCAATGGTTTTGCGTGTGTGGCTCACTTCTGGCTCCCGTTCAAGTGGTTTGTGGGTGTGTGGTCGGTGCGGCAGACGATGCAGACCTTCGATAGCACGGAGGTGCCGTCGGGGCCGTCGATCCAGTCGATGAGGACTCCGTGCTCGCCGCACCGGTCGCAGAACTCGGGGCGGGCGCGGCGCGCGGTGGACAGGTCGAGGCGTTGCCGGGCGCGGCGGATGAGGCGGAACAGCTGGTCTTGCAGGGCGGTGAGGTCGTCCCAGTCCTCGATGAGGTGGACGACGTCGGACAGCCACGCGTTCGCGGCGTACGCCCACTCGCGGGCGAGCTCCACATCGGGCAGCTGCGAGGGCAGTACGGGTGCTTCCATGCCGAGGCGGGAGGTGGCGACGACGAGGTACCCGCGGAGGGTGTTCCACACGGCGCGCGCGTTGCGGGCCTCGGGTCCGTCGACGACGGGCATGTTGTCGTAGTAACCGCCGCCGGACACCCGCTCGGTGAGCGGTGCGGCGCGGACACCGCGCGCGGCCATGACGATCGTGCCCGTCGTCTCGACGACGTACGGGAGCTGGTCGACATGCCAGAGGAACTCCTCGACCCAGAGCGCGCGGGCGGCGGCCGGGTCGATCGCGTCCGCCGGGGCATGGTCGCTCATGAGCGGCCTCCGTGGTCGCAGTGGCAGGGGACCATCTTGTCGTCGGCGTCGAGCGCCCAGCCGGTGCAGTTGCGGTGCTTCCCGTCACGGCACTCCGGGCACGCGGGCTCTCCGAGCTGCGTCAGGATGCGCGCAGTGGCTGCGTCGTCGAGGCGGCGGAGGCCGAGCGCGCCGCGGTAGGTAATCGGCTCGGCCAGGGCGCGCGGGGTAGCGAGCACGAGATGGTGCGGCCACCCATCGACTTCTGCCCAAGGCGAGCACACGCGCTCCCCGTCGCAGCTGTTGTCCCAGAGCGGACGGTGTACGTCCACAAGGTCAACAACGCCGATGATGGCGCCGCCTATCAGTGATTCGCGCGCGTCGAGCGCCAGACCGTAGGAGAACAGGCTCAGTCGACCGAGTTTCGCCCACGCCTCGACGTCGTTTGCCTGTGCGGCGTGGATGGCAACAGGCCCGCGGTAGTCACCGGCGATGTTGCGGACGCGGTTCTCGACGTTCTTGCCGCCGTGGATGATCGCCCACGCCCAGGGCTGTCGAACGGTGAGGATGCGCATCAGACCGCCGCCTTCTGGCCGCCGGCGGGGACGTTGGATGCGAGGCCGAGGTCGCGGCGGACCATCCCGACGTACGCGCGGGTGATCTTGAGTGCGACGCTCATCACGGCGTCGGACTTGCCCTCGGCGTGCAGGCGGCGGACGCCGGCCTCGATCTCGTCACGCCGCTGTCGTCGGCCGTTGCGGGGTGACGCGCTCGCCGCAGTCGGTTCACCGGCGGCGACGTGCGCGTTGTAGGCCTGCTCGGCGCGGTCGCGGGCGGCGATCGCCGCGTCGACGGCGCGCTCGGCGTTGCGCAGGGTGAGGTCGAGCGCGAGGCGCTGGACTCGCCACGCGGCTGCGGCGCGCTCGATGTCGATGTCCGGCGTCGGCGCCGCGACGACCGGTGCGGGCGCAGGCGCGGGCGTCGGCGCGGCCACCGGCGGCTTCGTCGGCTCGGCGGGGGCGGGCGCCGCCCCGGGCTCGGAGGCTTTGCGCTTCCGCGCCGCTCGCTGCGCAGCTCGGTTCGCCGCGCGGTCCCGCTGCTCGACATTGCCGCGTTCGGCGTCCTCCTGCGCGACGATGTCGGCGAGGGGGACACCCGCGTCGACGAGGCGGCGGAAGCCGTAGTCGCCGGCGTAGCGGCGGGCGACGTCGCGGCAGGGCAGCGGGGCGGGGCACGCGCTCGTGCGGCATCCGGCGCGGTTGCCGTCGACGGTGCCGTGGGGGAAGGTGTCGCTGATGAGGTCTGCGGTACGCATCAGGCACCCGTCCCCTCGTCCACCGTGGCAACGTGGAACACGCGCGCCGCGACCTGGATTGCGACGACGTGCCGCCACCCGGAGGTGCTCAGAGCGTCGCGCTCGACGACGCCCGCACACACGGCGCAACGCGGTTTGTTAGACGACCGCTGCTCGTGCGCGGCCTGCTCGGCGAGGTACTCCTCACCCTTCTTCGCCGCAACCATGATGGCGGCCGCGGTATCGCGCGCCTCGTCCACGGTGAGGGGCTGTTCGACGTGGATGGTGACATATCCGTCGTCGTCGATGTCGATGTCAGCGACGAGCTGCTCGACGGTGCGGGTGATCTCGGTCATGGCTGGTCCTCTCAAAAAGGGGGCTGTTCGGGGTAAGTGACCTCGTCGGGTGCGAGGTCGAGGGCGGGCGCCGTCCACACGCGCTCGCAGGCGTGCTCCGGCGCTATCTGCCCGGGTACCGGTGACTGCGGCCACCACCGGTCGCGGCTGCTCGTGGTCGTCGTGCCGGCATGCTCCTGCACCTGCCAGAGGCGGATGCCGACGAGCACGCACGCGAGGACCTGGTCGCGATCGAGGCGCACCGGGTCGATGCGGGGGTCGCCGACGAGCACGCCGAGGTTGTAGTCGCGGCGCACCTCGAGCACGCGGCGGCCGCATCGGGGACAGCGGGCGGCGAGCGGGGCGGTGCCGGTCATCGCTGGTCCCAGCGGGTCTCGCGCGGGTCGTCGGACTCCGCCTCGTCCTCAGGGGCGTAGAGGGTGACGTTCGTGTAGAACCGGCGGCCATGTGACTTCGCCGTGCCGATGTCGAACCGTTGCCGCAGCTGACGGCCGAACGACTGCGCGGTGAGCGCGTCCTCCCGCTGCTCCCGGCACCACGCGTCGTACGCCTTCCGCAGCTCCGCCATTTCGACGCGGGCGTTGTCGCCGCCGCCGGTGGAGCACCGGTCCTCGATGAACCGGCCCAGGTGGTCCTCCTCGGCGCGGTAGGTGTCGGTCGCGGCGAGGACCTCGGTGGGGGTGTCGAGGCCGGCGGCGGCGTAGTCGACGGCGCCGCGGATGATCCAGGCGAGGATGCCGGGGCCTTCCTCGTCGACGAGTCGCTGTTGCAGGTTCTCGATGCGGTCCGCTTCGGGGACGGTGTGGGTGAAGGGGATGAGGCGGATGCGGCGGAAGAACGAGTCGCCGCCGGTCTCGACCTTCGGTTGGCTGTTTCCGAGGAGCCAGAACGTGTGCGACGGGACGAACGTGAAGAAGTCCTGTCGCATGAAGCGGGCGGTGATCTTGTCGCCGCCGGAGAGGAGTTTCACCTTGGCCTCGTCGAAGCGGGTGTTCTCGTTCACCTCGGACCCGACGACCATGCGCCGCCCCTGTAGGTTGGCGAGCTCGGTTTCGTGCTTTTCCCGCCCTGCGACGAGGAACCCCTGCGGCGCTTCGGTGGCGTAGTCCCCGGCGATCGTCGACAGCACCTCGGCGAACACGGTCTTGCCGTTGCCGCCGGGACCGTGGAGGAACGGCAGCACGTGCTCGAGCACCTCCCCGATGAAGGTGACCCCGGCGAGGCGCTGCACGTACCGTTCGATGCGCGCGTTCGACTGGAACGTGGTGGCGAGGAACTGGTCCCACAGGGGCGTCTTCATCGTCGCGTCGGGGGTGACGGTCGTCTGCTTCGAGTGGAACAAGGCCGCGGTGGGGGCGGCCATGTCGCCGGTGCGGAGGTCCACGACCCCGCCGGGGGTGTTCAGCTGCCACGGGTGCCGATCGAACTCGGCCGCCGCGATCCGCATGGCGGGCGCGGCGCGGCTGAGGCGGACGGCGTCGGCGATCGCGCGGGCGCGCATCGACTTCAGCCGCCACGCCTTGAGCGCGGGGTTGTCGGTGGGGATGCGGCGGATGACGTCGCGGGCGGCTTCGATCGCGGGCCCGTCGTCGGGGTGCCACGCCCACCGGGTGCCCTCCCAGGTGACCCATTTCCCGGCGTCGGGGACGTACCGCATGGTGCCGGCGTACTCGGCGACGAGGAGGCGGGCGTTGCCGTCGTCGGTGAGGTCGGCGCTGTCCCCGCCGATGGTGGCCGCTGGCGCGGTCGCCGCGGCCGGCCCGCCGAGCACGGCTAGCTGCGTCCCGGTCGATGTGGTGCGCGACGGGGTGGCCGAGGGTGCGAGCGCGCGCGGTTCGCGGTGGCCGTAGTCGGCGTCGGCGAGGGCCTTCGCTGCGGCGGCGTGGTCGCTGCGGTGGTGGATGAGCGCGTACGCACCGAACTTCGTGTAGGGCACCTCGGGTTCGAACTCGGTCGATGAGGTGAACACGTAGAGACGGTCGCGGTCGCCGGCGTGGCCGGTGGTGGCGCTGATGCCGTCGTTCTTGCCGGGGCGACGCCAGTACTTCGTCGCACCGCGGGTGAACACGTGCGTCCACCCGACGAGAATGTCGGCCCAGTCGGTCTTGGCCTCGTAGTCGTCGCCGGGTGTGACGTCGCCGTCCGCGGCGTGGAACGTGGTCGACCACTTCGCGTCGACGGGCCCGCCGCTGCTGACGGGCGTCTCGTCGGGCATAGTGTCGAGCGCGGCGTGCACGATCGCGTGCAGCTGATCGCGGTCCTCGCGGGTGATGGTGGGGATGGTGGCGGGCCCGCCGCCGAGCCGCACCCACGCGCGGCCGGTCGGGTGCACCGCGCCGGCGGACGGGGCGAGGACGACGAAACCGCCGGTGCCGCGCGTCTCCGCGAGCGTCTCGCGGCCCGTCGTGCCGTCCGTGGGTCGCTGGGCGACCTTCGTGTTGCCCGGCACCGTGCCGCCCTCAACGCGGTAGAGCAGGTGTAGGCCACCGGACGGCGACTGCTCGGACCATCCGGCGACGAGCAGGTCGTACACGTGGCGGAGACCGGTTCCGTCGAGCAGGTCGAGCACGTCCCGCATCTGCGCCATGGCGGCGCCCTCAACCTCGAGGAGCTCGACGTCGCCGTGGCCGGTGACGATGCCAATGCCCTGGGCGAGGTCGTTGTCGAACCAGGCGCGCAGCTGCGCCTCGTCGGCGACAACGTCCGTGTACTGCTTCCACGCGACGCGGGGACGCTTCGTGCCGTCGGCGGCGACAGGCACGACGGAGAGCCCTGCGGCGTGCAGGTCCAGGGCGGTGGCGAGAAGTGTGCTCATGCGCAGTTGCAGGCTCCGGTGGTGGCGCGGACGGTGAAGCAGTCGGGGCAGACGGCGGTCGGGTCGAAGTCGAACCGGCGTGACGAACGGGGGATGAGGGCCTCACGCGAGGTGACGCGCATAGGGGCCCCATGCGATACGTCATCCACAACCTGTTCACCTGGCTCGCGGGCCGCGACGCTCAGAATGCGGCCGAGCTCGTGACGGGGGCTGACAACGCCGGTCAGGCGTTCGCTGCCCTGCTGTGGCTGCTTGTCCTCATATGCGGGAGGTGATGCCTCGAGCAGGTTCATCCCTGCTCCTGCGAGGCGTCGATACGAGTGGCGTCGATGATGCGGTCGATCTCCGAGGGCATGAAGCCGGGGACTGCGATGTCGCGGTACTCCGTGATCGGTGCGGAGAGATAGCCGAGCGCGCGGAAGTGTTCGAGGTCGGCGGCGTGTTCGGGGGCCGTGATGTCGGCCTCGACGTAGGGAACGTTCGCGACCTCGAGCCGGAACTTGACCATGCGGCACTGCTGGCACGACGGCTTGGTCCAGACGATGACGTCGCCCTCGGCAGGGCTGGTGCGGACGGTGATGGGTTCGGGTGTGGTGTCGTTGCTCATGTGCCCGCGGCCCCTCTCGAGAGGGCTGCACGCTGTCGTGGCGCGGGCTGTCCGTTCAGAACGGGGTGTTGTCGAACGTCGCCAGCTGCTCGCCGGTGACGCCGAGCGCGGCGGCGATCTGCGCGTCGGGGATGCCGGCGGCGCGCAGCTGCTGCAGCTGTCCGACCTGCTGGTCGGTGAGGTCGCCGGCGTGCACGGTCGGCTGCCCCTGGAACGGCTGTTGCACGGGCGCCTGCGGCTGGGCGACCGGCTGAGCGACGGGCGCCTGCTGGATCGGCTGCGCCACCGGCTGCTGCACCGGCTGGGCGGCGGGCGCCGCGGCCGCGGGCTGCTGGACGAACGCCGACGTCGGCGCCGTGTACGTCGCGGCGTACATCTTCTTCGGGTTCGCCGGGTTCGCCGACGCCGGGTCGTTCCCGACGTACTGCACCGTCAGCGTCCCGCCGGGCAGAATGTCGGACGCGCCGGCCGCGCGAATCGCCTCACCGATCGCGCGCTTCATGTTGGCCGACGCGACGTAGAGCGTGCGCTCGCCGGTGTCGCTCGCGTCGAGGCGCTGGTCGGTCTTGAGGTCGACGAGGATCTGCATCTTGGGGTCGCCGTTGGGCCAGAAGTCGGGGTCCTGGCTGCCGAACTTCGTCTGCTGCCGCTCGCGCGGCACGGACTGCACAACGCCGGTGTGCGTCACGCCGATGGAGTCGAACTTGAGGCCCTTGCTGGACGATTCGAAGAGGGACATGGGGTGTTCTCCTTGGTGGTTGGTCTTGTCAGCGGTCGAACAGGTTGCGGATGGGGGCGGGTGCGGCCGCCGCGGGCTGCGGCGTCGCGGGGATAGGTCGGGGCGCGGGGTAGGCGCACGTCGGGTGGGTGGTGTGGCCCTCGGCGATGAGCACGGGGTGCAGGACGGTCCCGCAGGCGGTGCACAGCGGCGTCGGCGCGGTGACCGTGACCTCGGGGCGGATCGGTGTGACGGGCGCGACGGGCGCCGCGGGCATCAGCTCGGCGAGCGGCGGGATCGCGTTCCCCGCCGCGGGTGCCGGCGCGGCCGGGCCGACGTCGAAGAGAGAACCGCCGGCGGCCCGCGCCTGCACGCGCTGCTCCGTCTTGCACCACGTGCACCACTGGTCGTCGCACAGCGGCGCCGCCTGCAGCGCCGCGTCGATGCCGACGACCTGCAGCATCAGGTTCAGCCGGTTCGCGCGGAGCATCGCCTCCCCGGCGAGGTGCGGGTTGTACGGCTCGGACCAGAACACGGCGTTCTGCAGCTCGCCGTCGCGGGGGAGGAACGCGATCGCCACGTTGCGGCAGGGGCCCCATCCGCCGTCGTCGGTGAAGCCCTTGCCGTAGAGGTGCGCCTGCACGCGGTACTGCTCGCTGGGCCCGTGGATGCGGTACTTCGTGAGCTGCTTCGGGCCGACGATCTTGTGGTCGATGACAGTGCCGGTGGGCACGTGGAACAGGTCGGAGTGCCCGGTGATGCTCGTGCCGCCGATGGTGCCGACGGTGACCTGCTGCTCGGTGACCCATTCCCAGTTCGTGACGTCGCCGGTCTCGTTCGGGACGTTGGCGGCGTCGAACCACCGCTCGAGCTGATCGTGCACCGCGGTACCGATCGCCGGCTTCCACGCGGGACCACGGTCCGGCTCACCGTCACCGGCCAGCTTGTGCAGCATCCAGCGGTCGCAGGGCTTGCCGATCTCCGACGGGCCGATGCGCTTCTGCAACGACCGTGGGTGCCGGGTGATGCTGTCCCGGATGACCCCGAGATACAGGTCCTCGACAGTCGTCACAGCCCGAGGCCTTCTTTGATCTGGTCGGCCATGTAGCCGAAGTCGAAGCCCTTGCCGATGAACCCTGACTCGGCCGAGCCCTCGGCGACGTAGATCGCGATCAGGTTTGCGATGCGCTGCTGCTCGGCGAGCGCGAGCATCGCGTGCACCTGAGCGGACAGGATCATGTCCTGCCGCTGCTCGTGCGTCCGAACAAGCGCGTCCCCGTCCGGACCGCCCTTCTGCCATGCGTTCTGTTCCAGGACACGCGCCTCGGCGACGTGATCAATTCGTTCTGCCATGAGCCCTAGCTCCTTTCCGTGCCGCCCCGGGACTCGAACCCGGCGTGTATGCCTTCGCGGCGATGGCCGTCAGGCCGGTGTGGGGGTGGAAGACGAGAGGCCAAGCGACTCGCGCAACGCGTTGACCCAGGCGTTCTGGCTGCGCACCCGATCGCGTTCCTCCTGCAGCCGCGTCGTCTCCTGCTCGAGGACAAGGGCGAGGCGGACGATCTCGCGCTCGCGGTACTCCGAAACAGGCATCTCGGCGACCACGTCGGGGACGTAGTTGCTGATGTCGAAGTCGAGCGAGTCCTCGATCTGACTGACCATGAATTCCTTGAGGCCCTGGTGCTCGCTGGTCGGCGGCTCCCACGCCTGCACGGCGAGAAGCATCTCCGTGTACCGGTCCGCGACGCCGTTGCTCTTCGCTACGTACTCGTCGCGGAAGGTCTGCGACTTGACGATCTCCGCGGCCTGCAACTCGGCCCACGTCTCGTCTGGCCGACCCCACGCCTGGACCAGCGCGGCGCCCGCCTTCTCGACGTTGTCGACGTAATGCTGGTCGACCTCTCGCAACCGGATCTCGACGTCGGGGGACTCGTCGCGCTGCATGATCGCGGCGCCCATCGCACGGGAGCAGCGAAGGACGAACTGCTCGAAGGTGATGTCCTCGCCGTCGTACAACGGCTGGGTGTACCCGGTGGGCATTACTTCACCACCACGGACTTCGCGCCTCGCACCTGGTGCTCCTCGAGCACGGCCGGCGCGAACTGCTTCTTCACCGCGGCGAGATCGACACCGGTGGTCGTCTTGTACAGCTGCGGGTAGGTCGACTGCGGGTACTCGGTGGCGACCCAGTCGGTGTCGAGCCGCGAGTACTCCCGCACCTGCACCTTTGTGCCGTCGATGTCGTGCGTACCGACGGGCAGCCGCTCGACGAGCTGCGCGTCGATCTGCGCGATCCGCTCGGCGATGTGCTCCGCATCGGCCTTCAGCGACGCGCGCTCGCCGACAAGCTCCTCGGTCGTCTGCTGCCGCTGCTTGACCTGGTTGATCGGGGTGATGGGTGCTGCGTTGCTCATGGTGCTCATGCCTCCTCGGCGTCGGTGGTGGTGGGGGTGGTGTCGTCGACGAGTTCGGCGTCGACGACGTCGTCCTCGGGGTCGGCGGTGAAGCCCTGCTCAAACTCCTGCACAAGCAGGCCCGCGAGCTCGCCCAGCGGACCGCCAAGCTGCCCCACCTGATACGTGCCCGGGAACGGAGCGTCGTAGTCGCCGGTCGGCAGCGCGCTGCGGGTCAGAGCGAGCGCACCCGACGGGGCGCGCAGCTCGACAGCGAACTTCCCGGCGGGCTGGTCGATGACGGTCAGCGTGTACTGACCGGTCGACACCTCCAGCTCGAGCGGGGCTGCGGCCTCGGACTCGGCTTCCGTATCGGGCAGGTCGAGCGGGACCTTCACGTGCCGGATCCGCGCGTCGTGCAACCGCTGCAACAGGCCGCGCGCCGCGTCCTGATCGTCGTCATCGACGGCGAGCTCGATCGCGACAATCTCGATCTTCGGGATCCGCTCGAACGAATCGTTCTGCGTGATCTCCTTCGTTCGCACGAGGGCGACGACGGGCAGGTATGTCTGGCTCGGGTAGATGCCGAGCAGGTGCCGTCCGTTCGACTCGATGCCGTTGTCGTCGTACTCCTTCGGGAGCGACGAGGCGAGCTTGACCATAGGGGTGTCCTCTCAGTGGGCCGCGGTGACGCGGGTGGGCCAGTCGAGACGCGCGTACGCCTCTTCCTGCGCGGGCAGGTAGTCGGGGGTGGGGATGCCGGCCCAGCGCGCACCGGCCCACATCAGCCCCGCCGCGTCGGCGACGTTGTCGTCCGGGATCACCGCAGCCGGGAACGCTTCGCGCAGCGCCGCCGTCACGTCGTCCTTGCTCGAGCGGCCGTTGCCGGTGGCGAGCTTCGCCCGACTCGACGGGGACACAGCGACCACGGGCCCGCGGGCGAACATCTGATCGACGAGCCACCAGTAGAAAGCCATGCGCTCGCCGTGCGCGCCGAACTGCTTCGTCGACGTCGGCACCTCGATCAGGGTGACATCGACCCGGGCCGGAATAGGTGCCAGCACGCCCTCGATCGCACGCCGCAACCGCAGCCGCTTCGCCGTCAACGTCGTCCCAATGTTCGGCGTGCGCACGCGGCGCGTGGTGACCTCACCGTCGTCGTTGATCGCGATGCCCGTGCACGTCAGCGACGGGTCGATCCCGACCGCGATCACGCGCGGACCTCCCGTGCGGCTTCGAGCGCGGCGCGCACGTCCTCACGAGTGATCCGCCAGTTGCGCCGGATGACTTGATACGCGGCTTCCACGGCGGCGTCGGTGACCGGCCCGCGCGGGCGGACCTCGAGCGCACGGTTGCCGAGGATCGCGTCTGCGTACGCGCGCCCCTGGTGGAGGCATTCCTCGTTCACGCGCTCGTTGTGCTGTTCTGCGTGCAGCCGAAGCGCCTCGCTCCAACCGACATGCGGCGGCTGGGTCGTGTCTTCGCTCCAGCCCGGGAACGCCTTCGCAATCGTCAGCGCCAGCGCTTCGCGTACGTCGTCGGCGGGCGGGGTGGGGGTGGTGACCGCGGCGAGCAGCTCCCGCAGCGTCTGCGCCAACGCCGACACCGTCTGCAGCACCGTGAAGATGTCCGCACAGTCGAACGCAGCCAGTGCCTCCGTCGCCGCGCGCGTCGCCTCCTCGCGGGTCGGCACGAACGCCGCCAGGACGTTGGCGCCCGTCATGCACGCGCCGCACACGACGTCTTCGACGCACGAGCACTTCGACCCGGTCACAGGATCACCGCCAGGCCCACGGCGAGCTCGACTGCGACCGCGGCGGCCGCGGCGCCCGTGACGACGACGACAGAGCGAGGGACCGGCGTCGCATCGATCACCGCGGTGACCGCGTCGTGATGCTGCGGTGCACGGCGCGCACGGTACGGACGACGTAAGAGGGGCTTCGGGGTGCGAATGCGGACGCGGTTCATCAGGGACTCCTGCCAAGGACGGTGAACGGGTGACGTGACGCGCGCGGTGCGCGCAGGGTGACTCAGGAGGGGGTGCCGGCCGGGGGCTCGGTGACGTGGGGGACGTCGACTTGGGGGGTCGAGCCCCCGGCGGGCAGATCAGGGGACCGCGGCGCGCAGATCAGCAGCAGCGCGATCGGGGCGGCGAGCACGATCAGGTCGGCACCATTCACCCCAGGGGCGATGGCGGCGGGAGCGACGAGCAGGGTCAGACCCACGACGACAGCCGCGGCGAGCACGCGCAGCACGCTCACGACATCGCCTCCACACGCGACGCGGTCAGCCACGCGACGACGTCGGCGCGGCCATACCGGATGAGGCTCGAACCGGGCAGCGTGAAGTACGCCGGGCCGGTCTTCGCGATCCGCCACCGCTCGAGTGTCCGCGGGCTCACGTCCAGCAGCTCACCGAGCTGCTTCGGCGACAGCACCGCCGGCACATCCTCGAAACCAGCGGGCGCCGACGCGGCTTCCGGGGCGGCCTGGGGGAGCGCGACCAGGCTCACGACGCCACCGCCGCCGCCGGCCGCTGCGCCGAGAAGAGATCGTCCATGCGGGCGCTCGGGAACGCGATCATTACGCGAGCCACGAATTCGGTCGAGGGTTGCACCTTTGCCTCGGAGATGCGCCAGAGGGTGGTGCGCTCCACGCCGATCCGACGCGCGAGCTCCGCCTCGGACTCGATGCCGTGGGCCCGGCGCAGCTCGTTGAGCTTGGCCCGGTTCAGCACCAGCCGCGGGGCTTCGTCGCTTGCATGTGTCGGTTGCATGCAAGCGAGAATACGCGCGACGTGCATTTGTGCAACCCCTGACTTGCGTCGCGTGTCCCCCAAATGCCCGACATCCGCGTAATTACGCGGACATAGTTGCGCAAAGTAGTTGCACGCATGCAACACCCCGTGTAGCGTCACACGCGTGACCAAGACCCCCACCTGGCCCGAATACCTGCGTCGCATCACCGACGGGCTCCCGCCCGCCGACATCGCACGACGGACCGGCATCCCCCTGTCCACCGTCACAAGATGGCTCGCCGGCGAGACCAAACCGTCCGCCGCGAAACTCAGCCAGCTCTCCCAGTTCTTCCCCATGCGCATCGACGAAGCACACGCCGTCGTCGCCAACTACACGCCCTCACCGCGCGCCGAAACCGCCGCCACCGTCTACGTCATCGACGGACAGCGCATCGAACGCACCAAACTGCTCCGCATGTACAGCGACCTCGAGATCTCCCGCGAACTCGTCCGCCGCATCGACGAACACGACAGCATCACCACCCCGCAGCCCTTCAGCGACGCCTGGTACGACGACAGCCAGAACAACGTCGTCCGCGGCGACTTCGGCAATGTCGGAGGCCTCGACCAAGATGACGTCGACATCAAGCAGCCGCCCGCCACGCAGCGCACGGCAGCCAAGAAGGGAACGCGGAAAGCCGACCAGGCACCGCACGTCGACTGATGACCGCTGGGGGGCGAGTGAAGACCATCTTGAGATTCGCGGCCGAACACGGCATCCGCGTCCACGCCGCACACCTCGACGACGGCGTACTGGGGGAGTGGTACGCCGACACCCGCGAGATCTACTACGACATCACCCTCACCCCCGACGAAGCCGTCAACACGGTCGCCCACGAGCTCGGCCACGCCCATCACGGGCACCAGTGCGAAGACGACCTGCGCGACGAGAAGCAAGCCGATGAGTACGCCGCGGCGCTGCTCATCAACCCGCAGCACCTTGCACAACTCGAGCGGCTCGGCCTGTCCAAGCACGACATCGCCGAAGAACTCCGCGTCTCCGAAGAGCTTCTCGACGCGTTCCTCGGCCGCTGGGTCACCCGCCTCCGCGGGGTCTCCTACGTCCGCTCCCGCATGGGCGCCGGCGCCTGGGCCCACCGCATCGAGGTCGCCTGATGGCCCGCGCCTGGATCACCGACCTCTGGGTCAAAGACGCCGTCATCCCCATGCCCGACGGCACCACCACCAAAATCAGCCCCACCAGCGCGCAACTCCGTGCCCTCAAGACCCTGCCCGACCACTTCCGCACCACCCGCTTCGGCCAGGGACAACGCTGGTCCGCACGCTGGCAAGACCCCCAAACCGAGAAGCCCCGCTCCCGCGCCTTCGCCCGCCGCACCGACGCCGAAGCATTCATCGCCTCACTCGAAGACGACATCCGCTCCGACCGGTACATCGACCCCACCGCCCGCGAACAAACCTTCACCGTGATCGCCGAAGCGTGGCTCGCCTCCAAAGGCCGCATCAAAGACTCCACCTGGCGCCGCTACCGCCGCGAACTCGACAACTACGTCCTCCCGAAATGGGGCACCACCCCCATCGGCGCGATCACCCGCCCACAGATCGACGCGTGGGTGAAACAGCTACGCGACGGCACGGCCCCCCACGTGTTCGACGTCAACCACCACATCAAGACCACCGCCCGCACCCCGACGAAGATGGCACCCGCCTACCTCGGACACATCGTCCGCTCCACCTTCGGCGGGCCACTGCGCTACGCCGTCGCCGAAAGCATCATCGGCCGCAACCCACTCGCCAACGTCGAACTCCCACGCGGCGAAGGCGACATCGAACACGACCTCCCACACCTCACCTACCTCGACGTCGAAACCCTCGCCGACACCGCCCGCAAACTCACCCGCCGCGCCGACGACCGCGCCCTCCTCCTGCTCCTCGCCTACAGCGGACCCCGCATCGGCGAAGCCACCGCCCTCCGCATCCGCGACCTCGACCCCACCAACCAACGCGCCCGCGTCCACCGCACCTGGACCGTCGACCGCGAAGGCCGCCGCAAGCTCGGACCCGTCAAAACCTGGGAGAAACGGTGGCTCCCCATCCCCACCTTCCTCGTCGACGAACTCACCGCCCTCACCACCGGCCGCACCCCCGACGACTTCATCTTCACCGCCGCCCGCGGCGGCCCCATCGACGGCACCAACTGGTACAACCGCGTCTGGACCAAGACCCGCGCCGCCGCAGGCCTAGCCACCGCCATGTCCGTCCACGACCTCCGCCACGTCGCAGCCACCAACGCCATCGCCGCCGGCGCCGACGTCAAACTCGTGCAACAGATGCTCGGCCACAAAGACGCCACCGAAACCCTCAACACCTACGCCCACCTCTGGCCCGACCGCGTCGCCGACGTCATCGCCGCCGTCGAACAACGCCGCGCACAAGCACTCACCGCGGCACGCACCATCGCCGCCTGAGACACGCCCACACACCGAAGTTGACAGCCCCGTGCTGTCACCCCCTACCTTGATGGTTGGAACGGTGTCGCACACGGCACCAGGCGTCGAGACCCCCGGACGAGCACACTGCCCCGGGGGTCTCGTGCTCACCACCACCGGCCCCCGAACCGGTGTCAACGCGGAAACCTGCCAAGGCCGCGAAGGGCTCCCGCACCACGCAATCGCCGCACGGACTCTGCCGGCGAGGAGCACCTGCACCGCCTCGAGAGGCGCCCACCACACCCGGCCGGCGCCTCTCGAGAAACGCGCCCCCAGAACGCGCCCCCACCACCAACAGCCGGGGGCGCGATATTCGAACGGGGGCGCGCTCGGGGCGCGATCGAAATCGTCAACGGACCCCCATTCAGCCGCATAATTCCGCGGGTTTCATACTCGGGGGCGCGATGGGGCGCGATATTCCCAGTTGGCACAGCTCTTTGATTAGTAACTAAGGGACCTAGTTATACGCGCGCAGGGAAGCTCCAACCCCCAACCCGCGAATATCGCGCCCCCGATCGCCCGCCGAGGAGCGCACATGCACGCCGCCGACATGCCCGCCTGCACCACCTGGGGATCCGCATATCCCAGCCACCTCGCCGCCGCCCTCTGCTGCGACGACGACGTCGACAGCGACCGCTGATGGCACGCACCAACACCCGCCGGCAGCACAAGCAGCGGGCCGACTTCCGCGCCGAATGCGAAGCCGCCGACGCCCCCTGCTGGATCTGTACGCTCCCGATCGACTACACCGCCGAGTGGAACGACTGGAAGAACGACGACCGCTTCCAAGAGGACCACTACTGGCCCGTCTCCACCCACCCCGAACTGCAAGACGACCCGACCAACAAGCGACCGTCGCACGCCGGGTGCAACCGAGAACGCGGCAACGGCGCCCCCATCATCGACCTCGGCATCCCCTCAAGGGACTGGACATGACCTGCCAGTGCGGGCACCCCGACTGCGCCCTACCCACCCCACCACCGAGACCACCCGAGGAGCAGCCATGATCGCGACCACCGCCGACCTCACCGCCGCGCAAGCCGGCGCATGCATCGCCGTCATCGCCCCCACCCGCGCTGCTGCTCGGGACGACCTCGACCGGCTCGCCCCGTTCGCCGGTCCCGACACCACCATCCGCCGCGCCAACGGGCACACGATGATCGACTACGGCCGCGGACACATCCGCTGGCTCTCCGCCCTCGGCGCAGGCTTCCGCGGCAAGACGTTCGACCGCATCCACCTCGCCGAAGACGCCGCCACCGACGCTGTCATCAGCAACGCACGGCGCGCCCTCGCCCCCAACGGCGAGCTCTACATCGGCAGCCACCTCGTCACGGAACCGCGCGCAGAGGAGTCGAAGGCATGACCGCAAGCGCCGCCGCCACGGGCGCGATCCTCCTCCGCATCGGCGACCACGACGCCCACGAGCTCGCCACCTTCGAGGTGCCGCTCACCATCAACACGACCTACGCCCGCGACGCGGTCACCGTCCAGATCGGCGACTGGCGTGCCGAGGTGGTCGCCGCATTGCGCGGGGCCGCTGACCTCGTCGAGTCCGGCCGAGCGGACCCCGACCGAGACGACGCAGCCCAGTGAGCGGACGGGAACTCGACCCCGACGGCACCGACAGCTACCACCCAGAGCACCCGTGGGAGCAGACGCGCCACCCGCTCTACCTCCCGCCCGGGCAGCGCACCTCGCTCAACTGGCCGCCCGAGCCCGCCTACCCCCACGGCCCGCACGAGGCGAAGCAGTGGGACCAACTGCCCGTCAGGGTGCAGCTCGAACCAGCCTGGCGACGCGAGTACGGCTACGCCCACCCCAAGGCGCGCACACCGCTGCGCTGCAAGCTTCGGACTCCACTCATGGCCCGTGCACGTCAACGCCTACACCCAGGCACCAGCACCCATCCGCTGCGACCGCTGCGGCAGACCCCGCTGACCCCCCACCCCCTCAAAAATCCAGCCCGAAGGCCGGAGGGGGGACCACCACCGGGGAGAGCTTCCTCTCTCCCCGGGGTCGCGCCGCCCCTCGATTCGTCACCCCGCTCGGGCTGAGCCTGAGCCCTGGTTGGAGGTCTCGGATGCCGCGGACGAAGGAGCAGGACCGTGAGTACCAGCGGCTGCGCCGTGCTCGGAAGGCCGCTGAGGCTGTCGAGCAGGGTGGTGTGACGGATGCCGATGTGACGTCACCCTCGTCGAGCCGGAAGCGCGTCGGCGTGCATCGGGCCGCGGTGACGCGGATGCTCCGCGCGACGGGGCTCGCTCACGCTTCCGAGGAGGCGCCGCTGGTGGAGCTGGTGAAGGCTCTCGCACGCGAGATGGATGACGCGCCGAGCGCGTCGACGTCGTCTCGGTACCGTGCGGCGCTCGCTGACGTGCGGCGTGTCCTCGATCGCGCGGCTCGCCCCGCCGCGGCGCCTGCGCCTGGACCATCGCCGCAGCCGGATGCCGCGGCCGAGAAGAGCGCGCCGGTGAGCAGCCTGCAGGCGTTCAAGGACGCGCGGGGTATCGGCGCAGGCTGATGGAGGTCGCATGGCGAAGCTGTACGGGCGGGAGACACCGCGCCTGTGGACGCGGCCCCTGCGCCCGCTGACGCCGGAGACGTCGCTCGGGTTCGAGGTCATCGAGTTCGCGCTCGTCGTGCTCGGTGTCGACCTGTACCCGTGGCAGAAGTGGCTGCTGATCCACGCGCTCGAGCTGCGCGAGGACGGCACCTACCGGTTCCGCCGGGTGATCGTGCTCGTCGGCCGCCAGAACGGGAAGACGACTCTCGCGTCGGTGCTCGCCGCGTGGTGGCTGTACGTCGACTCGGCGCGCAACCCCGACCGGATCCCGCCGTTCAAGTTCAAGGTGGTCGGCGTCGCGCAGAACCTCGACATCGCGAAGGAGCCGTGGTCGGCCGTCAAGCTGTGGTGCGACCCGGACCCGGAGACCGCGGAGGAGGCGGAGCTCGGCATCGAGGCGCTCGTCCAGGCCACCGCAAAGGTCCGCGACGCGAACGGGTCGATCGCGATCACCGCGCGTTCGCGTGCGCACTACGAGATCCGTGCGGCGAAGAACGCGCGCGGCAAGCCCGCGGCGAAGGTCCTGATGGACGAGATGCGCGAGCAGCGCGACTGGTCCGCGTGGAACGCGGTGTCGCAGACCACGAAGTCGTTCTGGAACGGGATGCTCGTCGGTTTCTCGAACGCTGGGGATGCCGGCTCGCTGGTGCTGTGGCACCAGCGGAACGCGGCGCTCCTGGACCTGATCGCTGCAGGCATCCACGTGCCCGACTACGTCGAGGACGGCATTGCCGACGCCGAGGCGTACGCCAACGGCGAGACGGTCGAGGCGGTCCCGGCGGACGAATCGCTCGGGATCTTCGAGTGGTCCGCGGCGCCGGGCTGCGCGAAGAACGACGTCGACGCGATCCTCCAGTCGAACCCGTCCATCGGGCACGGGTCGATGACGATCGAGATCTGCCTCGCCGACATCCGAGGGATGACTGACGCTGGCTACCGCACCGAGGTGCTGTGCCAATGGGTCACCTCCCGCGTCGAGCCGTACCTCGACCCCACCGACTGGGAGAAGGCAGCCGACCCCGTGCTCCTCGACGAGCAGGGCGCACTCCTGGATCCTGGCTCGACCATCGCCGCCGACTCACGCATGGTCCTCGGCATCGACGTGTTCCGCGAGAAGCGACTCACCCGAACGAGCATGGTCGTCGCCGGCTACCGCGACGACGGGCGCATCCACCTCGAGGTCATCGCGCAACGCACCGGCATGACGTGGGTCGTGAAGCATGCGAAAAGGGTCCGCGCGAAGACGGGCATCACCCAGGTCGCCCTGCAGACGAAGGGGTGCGACGCCGCCGACCTGGTCACGCTGCTCGTCGACGCCGGGTTCACCATCGTCGACATCTCCGCCACCACCCTGCTCCTCGCCGCCGGCCGACTCACCGACCGTCTCCGCGAGGACAAGATCCGGCACCGCTCGCAGGGCCCGCTGAACCTGGCCGTCGCGAACGGTGCCACTCGGGCGCTGAACGGGATGCCGGTCTGGGACCGCGACGCAACCCCGGTTGATGTGGCCCCGGTCATCGCAGCGACGTACGCGCTCGTTGGCCTCGAGTCGTTTGCGCCACCGCCGAAGAAGAAGCCCGCACCACCGCCGCCCCCGGCGCGTGTTCTCACCCGCGGCGAAGTCGAGACCACCGCCCAGGCGGACGTCCTGACCGCCGCGTTCTGACAGGAGGTCCGCATTGGCCGAGATCGGATACCAGTCGGGGGCGCTCGTCGGATGGGCGGGCATGCTCGCCGAGGTCACCGAGACCAATTCGGACCTCGTCTGGCCCCTGTCGATCAACGTCTACGACCGGATGCGACGCGAGGACCCGCAGGTGATGTCGGTCCTGATGGCCGTCATTCTCCCCCTGCTGGAATCGGAGTGGCGGCTCGACGCGACCGGTGTGCGGGACGAGGTCGCCGAGCACATCGCGAACGACCTCGACCTCGCCATCTTCGGACGCGAACGGAAGGCGCCGCTGCGCACGAAGGGCCGGTTCTCGTGGGACGAGTTCCTGCGCCTCGCCCTGCTCGAGCTCGTCTTCGGGCATTCGGTATTCGAGCAGGTCTACGACGCGAGCTCCGGTGCAGCGCACCTGGCCAAGCTGGCGTGGCGGCCGCCACGCACGATCGCGAGCTTCGACGTCGAGCGTGACGGTGGGCTCAAGTCGATCCGTCAGCACGGACCGGGCAGCACCCCGCCTCTCGTGAATGGTCGGCCGGCGATCGTGGCCGATGCGGTGTCCGGCGTCCGTATCCCCGTGGACCGCCTCGTTGTCTTCGTGAACGAACGCGAGGGTGGCAACTGGATCGGCGTCTCGCTCCTCCGCTCCGCCTACAAGATGTGGCTGCTCAAGGACCGCACTCTCCGCGTCCAGGCCCTGGCGGCCGAACGCAACGGCCTCGGTCTACCTGCCTACACGAGCGCCCCGCCGCCTGAGCTCGATGACGACGCCGCCGTACTCGAGTGGCTGGAGAAGGAGCTCGAGCGCGGCCTCAAGGTCGCCAAGGAGGCGCGCGCCGGAGACGCCGCCGGCGTCTCGATGCCCAACGGAGCGACGTTCGACTTCAAGGGCGTCACCGGGAAGGTGCCGGACCTCGACAAGCAGATCCGCTACTACGACGAGCAAATCGGCCGCGCAGTCCTGGCGCACTTCCTCAACCTCGGCGGCGACGACTCGACCGGTTCGTACGCCCTCGGCGACACGTTCGCGAACTTCTTCACGAAGTCGCTGAACTCCCGGGCCCGTCACATCGCCACGACCGTGCAGCAGCACGTCATCGAGGACCTCGTCGACGCGAACTGGGGTCCGGAAGAGCCGGCGCCCCGCCTCGTGCCGCCGAAGATTGGCGCCGAGCACCCCGCGACCGCTGAGGCCATCCGAGCGCTGCTCGACTCCGGCGCCATCCGCTGGAACCCCGCTCTCGAGGCGCACCTGCGCGCCCTCTACGGCCTCCCGGTCATGGACGAGAAAGACCTCACGCCGCCGAAGCAGCGTGCCACAGCTCAGCCCGAGGAGGCAGCCGCATGACCCGCCGAGACAACCGCTACTGGGGCAAGCAGCCCGTCCCCGAGTCGAAGGCCGAGTTCTTCAACGCGGTCACAACCCCGGTCCCCGGTCGCGACGGCGACACGATCGCCACCATCCGGCTGTACGGGCCCATCGACTCCTGGGGCGGGTTCTGGGGCGTCTCCGCGAAGGACGTCAGCGCCGTGCTCGACGCGCTGCCCGACTCAGTCTCGGAGATCCGCCTCCGTATCAACTCGCCCGGCGGTGAGGTGTTCGAGGGCGTATCGATCCTCAACATGCTGCGGGCGCACAAGGCGAAGGTGACGGCCGTTGTCGACGGGCGCGCCGCGTCGGCCGCCTCGGTGATCGCCGCCGGCTGCGACGAGTGCGTCATGTCGCCTGGCACGCAGATGATGATCCACTCCCCGTCGGTGATCGCCTGGGGTAACGCCTCGGTGCTGCGCAAGCAGGCGACCATCCTCGACGGCATCGAGAAGTCGATCGTCGAGATCTACACCGCCAAGGCCGGTGAGAAGGACTGGGCGGCACTGCTTGCCGACGAGACCTGGATGACTGCCAGCGAGGCCGTCGACCAGGGGCTCGCCGACCGCGTCGAAGTCGTCCCTGACGCTGGCGACGCGGAGACCGTCGGCGCTGGCGACGAGACGGTCCTCATTCCCGACGAGGACGAGCCGGAAGACTCCGCTGCTCGTCTGGTCGTGTTCGCGTCCGAGGCTCGCGCCTCGGCTCCCAAGCTCCCGGTCTCGACCGAGTCGGGTGAACCCCACCGAAAGGACAACGTCATGGCTTATGACGACCTCAAGGCTGGTCTGGCAACGCGGCTCGGTGTGACCGATGCCGCGGCTGACGACGACGTGCTCCTGAGCGCGCTCGACACGAAGCTGGCCGAACAGCCCACCCCCTCGGCGTCCGCGACGCCGCCGCTGCCGAAGGGCGCGGTCGTCATGGACGGCGCCGCGTTCGAGGAGCTCAAGGCGGACGCCGCCGCTGGCCGCGAGGCGCGCGCCGAGCAGATCAAGGACCGCCGCGACGGCATCGTCGCCTCCGCGATCGGCGACGGACGCATCGCCGCCAGCTCGCAGACGCTGTGGCGTGAGCAGCTTGAGAAGGACGAGGACGGCGTGAAGGCGCTGCTCGAGTCGTTCCCGAAGAACACCGCGCTCCCCGTCGTGGAGCTCGGCCACTCGGACGAGCCGACCGACTCCGAGTCGGCGCTGCACGCCCGCGTGTACCCCGCCAACGAGAAAGTCGAGGCCTCCGCATGAGCAAGTCCTACCTCCCGCTGTTCCGCCCGGGACAGACCGTCACCTTCGACGTGACCACGGCCGTCACCGCCGGTCAGGTCGTCGAGCTCGGCACCTCCGACATGTCGATCGCGCCCGCCGCGGCCGCCTCGGCGAAGGTCGTCGGCGTCGCTGGCCATAACGCGAAGGTCGGCGAGAAGGCCACCGTCGAGGTCGGCAAGCCGATCCACTCGCTCATCACCACCGGCCCGGTCACGCGGGGCCAGCGTCTCGAGACCGCCGCGGCTGGCCGCGTCCGCACCCTCGCGTCGGGAACCGCCGTGTTCCTCGCGCTCACGTCCGCCGTCGACGGTGCCGCCGTCAAGGCCATCCAGCTCTGAGAAAGGGAGCCACGATGCAGACCTACCCGCTCACCCCGAGCGAGATCGGCGCGGCTTCCGCGGTCGACCTCCTCGCGTTCATCAAGTCGCCGACGCTCGTCGCGCGGCGTCTCGCTGAGATCCTGTCGGCCCAGCAGTTCCTGGGTCTGTTCCTGCTGCAGGGCCGGTACACCATCACCAGCGGCGCCATCGGAGTCCCCCGGAACGAGGTCATCCGCGCCGACCGTGGCGCGGAGGTCGTCGCCCCCGGCGCCGAGTACCAGCTCACGACCCTGTCGGCCGAGCAGTACGAGTTCTACATGGCCGTGAAGGAAGGTCTCGCGACCGAGATCGCCGACGAGCAGATCACCCGTCTGCTGCGTCAGCCGATCGACGACGCGTTCACCTTCCTGCAGACCGAGCTCGTCTTCTCCGCCAACGAGGCCGCGCTCGGAGTCATCGCGTCGTCTGTGTCGAACACCCTCGCCGCCAGCGCCACCTGGACCACGGGCAAGACGATCTACAAGGACGCCCTGCGCGTGAAGAGCGCCGTGCGCCGACAGAAGCTCGGCTTCGACGTCGACACCGTCGTGCTCCCGGGCGAGCAGTACGCCGAGGTCATCCCCGAGCTGCTCGACGTGCTCCCCAAGGACAGCACCCAGGTGCTGACCGACGGGTTCCCCACCATCGCCGGCCTCACGTGGGTGCCCGACGACGGCGAGGACATCACCGCGCCGCTGTTCCTGGACCGTCGTCGCCTCGGCGGCATCGCCCGCGAGCAGATCGCGTCGCCCGAGTACCGCGCCATCGGCGGCGACACCGGCGTCGAGATCGCCACCATCCGTGAGCCGAAGGCGGACAAGACCCGCCTGCAGGCTCGCAACGTGCACGTGCCCGTGGTCACCAACCCGCGCGCCGCGTTCTACCTCACCGGAACGGAGGCCTGATGAGCACCCAGCACATCGCCACCGCCGCCGTCGTCAAGGTTTCCGTCGGCGACCCCAGCGGCAACACCCTCGCCCGGCTCGTCTACCGCGGAGGCATCGTCCCCGAGGGCGTGTCGGAGAAGGACCTCAAGCGCCTCGTCGCCCGCGGCCTGATCGCCGAGGTCGAAGTGATCGAGGGGGAGGAAAAGCCCGACGCGGGTGACTCCACGTGGACCCACGACCGCATCGACGAGTACGCGCGGGACCACGGCATCTCCTACGACGGCATCACGGCGAAGAACGCCGAGAAGCCCACCCGTGAAGAGAAGGTCGCGCACATCCACGCGAACACCCCCGAGGCCGTGCTCACGCCGGCCGACCAGTCCTGACCCCAGGTCTCGACACCGGCGGGGCGGCCCTGAGCGCATCACGCGCCGGGGCCGCCCTGCACCACACCCGATGGCGAGTGCTACCCGCCTCGCCTGCGCGCTCACACGCGCGCCAGCACCAACGAGACGGGTCCGCCGTTCTCGCGCGCTCTACGGGGCGTGTACCGCAGAGAGGGGGAAGCTGTGGCCAACGGCATCACACCGGCCGAGTTCACCGCCGACGAGGACCTCGGGCTCCTGCTGCTGCTCCGTGCGGCAGACGTCGCCCCGCAGGTGCGCTCCGTCGTCGACGACTCCGTCGAGAAGAAGACCGCGATCGCCGTGCTGCGTCGTGTCGCGAAGCGCGCGGCCGAAGCGGGCACCGGCGCTGTCGACTCGATGAGCCGGAACGGAACGAGCATGCGCCTGCGCGACGTCGGCGACTCGTTCAACGCCCGCGACCTGCGCGACCTGCGCCTCATCTTCGGTATCGCCGAGCCCGCGCACGTCGGGCCGCTCGGCAGCTTTCCCGCCGAGCGCCCCCTGTCCCGCATCTGGCCGGAGACCACCGCCCCGCAGCCGTCCACCGCCACCCCGGACCCGTCGTTCGTGGACAACGGCGACGGCACGATCACCGTGCGGACCTGACATGAGCTGGGAGAACCCGTTCTTCTGGCCGCACCGCGTCCAGGTGCGGCCCCTTCTGCCCGGTGGCGGCCGCGGACCCCGCCTCGGAGAGCTCAGCCAGCCGATCATCGCAGAGACCGACGACCAGCAACGTCTCGTCCGCGGCGTCGACGGTGTTCAGGTCCCGTCCTCCGCGCGCGTCACCGTCCCCATCGACACGATCGCCCCGCTCGGCTCCGAAGTCACCATCTGGCCCGGCACAGCACGCGAACGCACCGCGGCCGTCATCGCCACCTCGTACGAGGACAACGGTGCACCGCTCGGCTCGCAGCTCGTCCTGACTCTGCAGTGAGGAGACTCCCATGAAGTATCGCCCTCTCGCTGACACGGTCGATACGGCGAAAGCTGAAGGTCTCCGAGAAGGTGGGCGCGATGTGCTTCGCAACGCGCGAGCCCGCGCGCCGGAGCTGACTGGTGGCCTCAAGAAGTCCGGCGGCGTCAGCCAAGACCGGAGCAGCGATGAGGTGACGGTGTCGTTCAGCGACCCGATTTCGTGGATCATTCACGAGAAGACTGAGCTGCAGCACCCTCGTGGGGGAGAGGCGAAGTTCCTCGAGAACGCCGCGCTCGAAACAGACATCGCCAAGCCTGTCGCTGACCACGTCCGAGCGGTGCTCGGCGGATGAGCGTCCTCGACGACGAAGGCCTCACCGACCTCATCTGCGAGTACCTCGGGCAGGTACCCGGCTGGTCATGGTCGGCCGACGAGTACCCCGCTGACGTCGTCGGCATCCGGTACGGCGCAACGCAGCCCACCCCAGACCGGACCATCGGCGTCCGCGTCTACAGCCCCGACGACTCCACACACCTCACCGTCCGCCGCGTGCAGTTCCGACTCCGCGGCGCACGGTACGAACCGGCCGGCGCCGACGCCCTCGCAGGCGTCCTCAACGCCGTGCTCCCAGGACTCTCCCGGTGGGGAGGGATCAGCGACGCCCGTCGCATCTCGTTCGGCCCGCTGGGGGCGGACGACCTCGGCCGTGAAGAACGGTCCGAGAACTGGCAGATCATCCTCGACAACCCGGAGGCATCCGAATGAACAAGACCCCGCTCCCCGCCGGCACCACGATCGGTAAGAGCTTCGAGTACGGCCTGGACGTGAACCTCGCCACGTACGCCGACCCCATCTGGCAGCCCGTGCGCCGCGTCGTCAACTACCAGAAGAACGACACCGAGACCACGCAGGACGCCCAGACCTACGACGACCTCGGCTCGCCCAACAGCGACGTCACCGCCCGCGGCTTCGGCCACGCGATCGGTGTGCAGGTGAACCGGGCACTGGGCACCGGCAAGTACCTGCCCGAGGTGGAAGCGCTCAACGCCCGCACTCGCCCCGGCGCCGTCGGCGACCTCGCCGTCATCGACTACCGCTGGTACCACAAGCCCGCCCCCAACCCCACCGACGCCGGCCGCGGCTTCGCCACCGTCGCCGCCACCCGCGCGAACACCGGCCCCGGCGGTGAGATCGAGGTCACGAACTACACCCTCACCGGCAAGGGCTCCTACGAGGAGATCCCCAACCCCTTCACCGGGTGGGGCGTCACCGAGCCCGTCATCTCGGCCGTCACCGAGGGCAAGGGCGACGGGGACCTCGTCACCGCCACCGGCGACGGGTTCCTCGGCGCGACCGCGGTCACCGTCGGCGGCTCGGCCGTCGAGTTCCTCGTCGTCAACGGCGCGTCGATCGTGTTCCAGCAGCCGACCGGCGACGCCGGAACGGTGACCCTCATCGTCACCACCCCGGCCGGCGCGTCGCAGCCGTTCACCTACACCCGGGCGGCGTGACCGTGAGCGCCGTCGACTTCACCGAGTGGGCGGCGCCGGACCTCACCTTCACCTTCCCCGAGAGCGCCTTTGAGAAAGGCCACGGCATCGGGGGTCGCACCTTCATCGTGCGACCCCCGACCGTCGACGGGATGACGAAGGTCCTCGCCCTCGCCATCCGCGGCGAGGTGGAGTTCCGTCTCGTCGAAGGCGTGACCGAGGTTCCTGCCCACCTGCAGGCGATCATCGACTCGATCGCCCCCGATGAGCACCCCGCCCTCGGGCCGACCTTCTACGAGATGCGCGACGCGCACCTCAACGATCCGACTCTGAACCGCGCGGCTTACTACACGATCTTCTACTGGGCGCGCGGCAAGGCCTACGCCGAGGATTTCGCCAACCGGGTCTTCCGTCAGCTCGACGAGGCGGCTCTAGCGGGGGCTGATGCCCCGCGAAAAGGCCTGTAACGGCGGAGGAGTGGGCGGAGTGGAAAGCTCCTGGCGCCGTTCTCGGGGACGACGGCTGGTACTCCGACTACCTGCCCCTCCCCGAGGACCTGTTCGACGATATCCCCGCGAACGGCGCACAGCCAGACGGCTCGAGCATCGACGACTCGCTTCTCGCGATCGTCACCCACTGGCGGTACGTCGTCGTCGACCTGTCGACCATTCACGGCATCGACCTGTGGGACCCCGCCGTACGCGCGCGCCCGTGGCCCGGCATCCGCACCCTCATCTTCTCGCTGCTCGAACCGGACTCACCGTCCCGGCTGCGGCGCGCACTCACCCGGAGGTGATCACCCGTGGCCTACCGTGCTGGCGAAGTCGAAGTCCTCCTCACCGTCAACGACTCCGACGTCGCCCGCGCGGACAAGAACGTCAAGGCCACCGGTGAGAAGATCGAGAAGCGGCCCATCACCGCCAAGGTCGACGCCGACACCAAGCAGGCCGTCGACCGGATGAAGGACGTCGAGAACGAGGCGAAGAAGGTCGTCTCCGAGCGGGCCCTGCTGAAGGTCGACGCGGACATCGCCGCCGCCCAGAAGCAGTTCGACCGCACCCAGAACCGGCTCGAAGACCTCCGCCTCCGTGCAGACGCCGGCTTCGAAGTCGGCGCCGACATCCGCCGCGCCGAGCGGCAGCTCGACCGCGTGCAGAAGAACCTCGAGGGGCTGACGAACCTCCGAGCCGAGATCCAGGTCGACACCGACGCGGACACCGCGCTGCGCGTCCTCAGCCAGGTCGAAGCGCAGAAGCAGATCGTTTCCCGCGACACCGCCATCCGCGTCAATGCGAACGTCGCCGCGGCCGAGCGCGCAGTGTCCGACATCCGTGGCGAGCTCGACTACCTCCGCTCCCTCTCCACCACCGTCGACGTGACCGCCGATGTCGCGCAGGCCGAGGCACGCCTCGCCGGCGCCGAGTCCGCGCTCAAGGACTTGCAGGGCGCCCGCGCCACCATGCAGGTTGACGTCGCCGCCGACGGTGCGAAGCAGAAGCTGCAGGACGTCGCCGACCTGGCCGAGGAGTCCGGGGGAGAGGGTGGCCGCCGAGGCGGTGCCACGCTCGTCGGTGGGATCGTCGGTGCGCTCGCCACCATTCCCATCGCCGGTGCGATCGCCGGGATCGCCAAGACCGTCGCCGAGACCGTGCAGGAAGCGTTCCGCTCGGGCCTCGCCGTCGAAGCGAACCAGGATCGACTGCAGGCCCTCGCCGGGCTCGATCAGGCGTCAGCGGGGCGCCTGGCGCGGATCGCGGGGGAGGCGTACGCCAGCAACTTCGGTGAGTCCATCGAATCGAACATGGACACCACCCGCCTTGCGCTGCAGTTCCGCATCATCGACAGCGGCACCAGCAACCGGGAAGCGCAGAAGGTCGTCGAGGGACTGTCGGGAATCGCCGACGCGCTCGAGGAGGACGTCCGCCCCACAGCGGAAGCCGTCACCACGCTGCTGCGCACGGGCCTCGCGAAGTCCTCGCAGCAGGCGTTCGACATCCTTGCCTCCGGTGTCACCAACGGCCTCAACCGCAGCGAAGACCTGCTCGACACATTCACCGAGTACCCGGTGGTCCTGCGCCGTCTGGGCCTCGACGGGGAACAGTCTCTCGGCCTCATCAACCAGGGCCTCATCGCCGGTGCCCGCAACACCGACGTTGTCGCGGACGCGCTCAAGGAGTTCCAGATCCGTGCGACCGACGGGTCCACCGCGTCCGCCGACGGGTTCAAGCGGCTCGGTCTCTCCGCCGAGGAAATGACGGCAAAGATCGCGGCCGGCGGCGACGGCGCCCGTGACGGCCTGCAGACCGTGCTCGACAAGCTCCGCGAGATCGAGGATCCCGTGCAGCGGAACGCTGCCGCTGTCGAGCTGTTCGGCACGAAGGCTGAGGACCTCGGCGAGGCGCTATTCGCGCTCGACCCGCGGACCGCCGTCGAAGGGCTCAACGGGGTACAGGGCGCCGCGCAGCGCATGTTCGACACCCTCGCCAGCAATGACCAGGCCAAGATCGACGGTGCGTTCCGCTCCATCGAGGTCGCCGTGCAGGGCATCCAGGGGACGCTCGCCGCCGGGTTCTCCGAACCGCTCGCGGATCTGGCCGAGTTCGTCTCCCAGAACCGGGGGCCCGTCACGCAGTTCTTCCTCGACCTCGTGAACGGGGCGCTCGATTTCGGCAGCAGCATCGTCGAAGGTACGGCCGCCGGGACGGAGGCCGTGGGCCAGTTCATCTCGGGGCCACTGGCGGACCTCGCGCAGGGGCTCGGGAAGTTCGTCGGCATCTTCGACGTCGACGCGGGGAAGGGGCTGGTCGAGTACGCCGACCAGATGCGAACCTTCGACGACACCACGAAGGCCACCGCGGACAGCATCCGCGAGCTCGGCAACGGGGCGATCGAGGAAGCACGCGCGAAGGTCAACGAGTTCGGCGGGAGCGCCGTCGCGATGGGGTACGTCAACGACGCTTCCCTCCGCCTCGCGGATGCGATGAGTGTCCTCGGCACGAACGCCGACGGCAGCCGCCTCTCGCTCGAGGGCGTCGACCTGGCCAACCTGTCCGCGTCGGCGTCCGGGGCGACGCTCGAGCAGCAGCTCCTCAACGCGACCGCCGCGCTCGGTAGCCAGATCGACGCTGCCGCGCGTGCGGGTGAGAGCCAGACGGATCTCACCGCCCGGTACAACAGCGGCCGTGACGCGCTCATCGGGCAGATCGAGCAGATGGGTGTCGGACGCGACGCGTCCGCCGCGCTCGTGGATCAGATCCTCAAGACGCCCACCTCGGCTTCGACCGCGTTCTCCTCGAACGCGCCGGAGCAGCAGGGTGCCGTGCAGAACCTGGCACGTCGCATCGAGACCCTGCCGGACGGCTCGGTCGTCATCCGCGCCGACACGAGCCCAGCGAACGCCGCCGTTGAGGCGATGATCGCCGGACTCTCCACCCGTCGGGTCACGATCGCCGTCGGCCTCGGCGGGTCGGGTGGCCTAACCCGCGCATCCGGCGGACCGATCTTCGGCCCTGGCGGTCCGCGCGACGACCTCGTCCCGGTCATGGCCTCCAACGGCGAGCACATGCTGACCGCCGAAGAGGTCCGACGCATGGGCGGGCATGGCGCGGTTTATCGATTCCGGCAGATGGCCATGAACGGTGCCCTGCGCCTCGCTGACGGTGGAGCGGTCCGGGTGCCGTCCTCCACATGGCGGAGCGACCCGCCCGCGGTGAGCGCGCCGACCAGCATGGTGCCCCCAGCCCCGAGCGTCGCGCCGACAGCGGCCGGCGGTCAGACGCTGGTGCAGGTGGAGGCACGGTTCGAACAGACCGACCCGACCCTGCAGGCCCGCGCGCTGAGCCGCGAGATCCGCAACGTGCTCAGCAGCAGCTGAAAGGAAGGCGAGGGCATGCCGCGCACCACCATCCACCTCGGCCACCTCACCTTCGTCGACTCCGCCGCACCGTTCACATACGGGTGGTTCTTCAAGGAGCTCGACGGATGGTGGGGTGGCACGGCGAACCGGCAACGTCCCGTCGCACGCCCTCAGCAGCACGGTGCGTTCCCACGTTCGCGGGCGACGCGTGTAGAGAAGGTCGTCTCATTCGAGGCGACTTATCGGGGCCGAAACGCCGCCGAGGTGGAGCGCGCGTACGACGACCTCGCCGCCGTCGGGGCGGAAGCGCCCGTGACGATGTCGGTCGAGACCGACGACGGGCTCACGTGGCGTCGCGTCATCGTCGAGGACACGTCAGCCCGGTCCACTCACAACCGGCCCCGCGGCTGGCAGACGGTCGACGTGTCCTCTGACGACCCGCGTCGGTACCGGACGGGGGAGTGGGTGGAGACGGCGCCACCATCGCCCGGTCAGGGGCAGACGTGGTCGGAGACATCCCCCGAGGTGTGGCCCGGTGGCGGCTCGACAGGGCGCGTCATTCTCCCTAACGAGGGGAAGGCGCCGACCCTGCCGTCGTTCGTGCTGTCAGGTGGGTTCGAGTCCGCGTTGATCACGTGCGCGGAGACGGGCGCCCGGGTCGGGTTCGCTCGCCCTGTCCCCGCTGGGGCGTCGGTGCTGATCGAGAACGGCCGCGCCAGCATCGACGGCCAGGACGTGTCCCGCTGGCTCCGGTACCGGGAGTGGTCGCCCATCCCCGGAGGGACGTCGCGGTCGTTCCAGCTCGACGTGGTTGAGCGTTCGGGGGCGCCGCGGCTGGCAGGAAAGGCGGATCACGCATGGTGGTGATTGACCAGGTCGAAGCCCTGCAGGCCTTCGCAGCGGCCACGCCGAGCATGGTCGAGCCGCCGGCGCCGTCGACCCGGTTCTACGTGTTCGAGACCCGCGGCGGTGCGCTGCTCGAGGAGATCGAGCCCTCCGTCCACGACTGGCAGGAACAAGCAAACGTCGCCGAGACCGTGAATGTCACCTTCGTCGACGGTGTCCGCGGGTGGCGGAACCTGTTCACCCCGTGGAAGCACTCGATCGCCGTCGACGTCGGCGGGCACCTGCTCGGCGGGCCGATCCTGCCGCAGAATTTCGATCGCGACGACGGCACGCTCAAGGTCACCGCGCGCGGGTTCCGACACATGCTCGCCGGGGTGCCGATCCTCCCGCCGCCGCCCGGAGCGCTCGGTGCAACCCCCGCTGACTGGCTGTCACCGGACGGTCTACCCGCGGCCGGGTTCGACACCAACATCAGCAACGTTGACCACGGCACCATCGGTTCCCGTCTCGTCCAGCAGGCGTGCCTGTGGCCTGGATGGACCGACATCCCCATCCGTTTCCACGCTGACCGCCCCGGCACCCGCCAGCAGTCGTACACCGCCGTCGAGCGGAAGAAAGTCGGCCCCGCCCTCACCGACCTGTCCAACCAGGAGAACGGGCCCGACATCCGCATCCGGCTCGAGCGCACCGGCTCTGACTCGTTCGGGTGGGTGTACGAGTCTGGCACGGAGGCGCAGCCTCGCCTGCAGGGTGAGGTGCCCCTGTCGTGGGAACCTAACGACGTCGCCGGCGTCGGTGTGCAGGTTGACCCGTCCCGCATGGGATCGGTCGCCTGGGCCGCGGCGGGCCGCTCCTCCGACGTGACGCTCCTGCGGATGCTCTACGACCCGTGGCTCGTCGACCGGGGATTCCCGCTGCTGCACCTCGACGCGGACGTTTCCACCACCACGAAGGACCCTGCCACGCTCGACTCCGCGAACTCGGAGGCGCTGCGCACGGCGCGCAAGCCGTGGGAGTTCTGGTCGTTCAACGCCCCGATCAACGCGTCACCGTTCCCGCACGAATACGGCTGCGGCGACCTGGCGGAGCTGTTCCTGTCGCAGCAGCAGCAGGTGCGCCTCGGCCTGCTCACCGGGCACGGCACCCTCACCGGCCAGGGCGTGCTCACCGGCGGCACGACCATCGACCCGATTTACGACTACCTCCCGCCCGGGTCGTACACGCGCCGCATCGTCGGGCTGGCCGGGTCGTCCCGGTCGGAGTTCATCGAGATCACCTGCGGAGCCACGTACGACGAGGAGGTGTGATGGCTGACCCGTCCCCGCCCCGCTCGGACCTGCAGCAGCTCGTCGACGAGATCGCGTCCCTCCGGCGCGCCGTCGACGAGCTGCGCGCCCCGACCGGCACACAGCAGTACAACGCCGTCTCCGCCCTGCAGGAAGCCGTGGCCGCGTTGCAGACGCAACAGGCGCAGATCACCGCCCAGCAGGAAGTGATCGTCGACCTCGTCGACGGACTCGACCAACGCGTCACCGACTTCATCGACAACAACATCGAAGACATCGTCGCCACGCAGGTCGCGGTGGCGGTGGAAGCCGCGCTCACCGGCGCCGACGTCACCATCGGCCGCGCCGGGGGGACCGTCCGCATCCCCGCCGCTCTCACCACAGACCTCACCACCACGTCCGGGCGCTTCGTCGCCTGGATCGGTGGCGACAACCGCATCGGCCACACGTAGGAGGCGTCATGCTCACCCCTTCCCTCCCGACCGAGGCGCCGACCGGGCTGCCGCTGTCGGCGCGCCGGCGGATCCAGTCGGGCCTTATCGCGGCCTCCGCCGCGGGCGCACCCCGCACCGGCATCCTCACCGCGTCCACGCCCCTGCTCGTGACCGGAACAGCGGACACGTCCATGCGGTACCGCATCGCCCCGTTCGTCGGGGCCTCGTCGCGTGACGGTGTCGGGGTCGAGTTCGTCGCCAACGACGCATCCGACACCGCCGGCACCGACGTCGCCCCGTCGTCGAACAGTCGCATCGACGTGATCTGGTTCCGCTCCCGCTTCCCTTCGTTGACGGACACAGGGCAGACGGCACCCCTGTTCGGCGTCACGCGCGGAACGCCGAACGCGAACCCGCAGAAGCCGACCAACATCCCGCCCGGTGCGGAGGAGCTCGCGACGGCCGTCGTCACCTCTACGGACCTGACCACGCAGACCGTCGTCATCACGAACACCTTTCGGTGGACCGCGTTGGCGGGCGGTGTGGTCCCGCTCCGTAGCAAGGCGGAGATGGACGCGTGGGCGCCGGCTGAGGGTGCGCTCGCGTACCGAATGGACACGAAGGAGACGTGGCAGCGGGTCTCCGGTGCGTGGGCTGTACTGCTGCGTCCGACGTCCGGATGGACGACGCTCAGCCTGACTGATGGGTGGTCGAACTTCGGCAGTGGATACCCCTCACTCCGCGTCCGCCTCGACATGGTCGGGAACGTCCACATTCAGGGGCAGGTGCTGGCCCGGTCCGGGTACCCCTCTGCGGAGGTGTTCGCGACTCTTCCGGAGGGGATGCGCCCATCGGCGCGGATAGCCGTCCCGGTGCTGAACAACTTTTCCTCGACCGCGGCTATCGCCGGGGTGTTGATCGACACGAACGGCAACATGAACGTCACCCAGGCGGGTGTCGGGACGTTCTCGTTCGGCAACACAGTGATTGCGCCGGTGTGACATGGCCGGTTCCGTGATTCTGCCCTACGACCAGGCCGTCGATATCGGTGGTGGCCGCGGCCGTCTGCACCGCGACGCGGCCGCATCCCTCGCCCGCGTCGACCGGGACATGCGGTCGGCGTACGGGCGAGCCGCCGACATCAACGAGGCGTGGCGGTCCCCCGAGACTGCGGATGAGAACTACCGCGCCTATCAGGCGTGGCTTGCTTACCAGAACGGCCGCGGCCCGAAGGTGCCGTGGGCGCCGCTCGCGTTCGCGGCGAAGGACTCGATCCACTGCCGTGGGTTCGCGGTCGACACCGACGACACTACCGACGCGCAGATGCGCATCTGGAACAACCACGGCTGGTACTGGACCGTCTACCGCGACGGGAAGCTCATCGAGCGCTGGCACCTCGAGTACTTCGCCGACCGCGACAACCGCCGGCACGAGGGCGTCCCCGCCTCCGTGCCCACAACATCGAAGGAGTGGGACGAAATGGCTTCAGAGCAGCAGGTTGAGGAAGCCGCTTACCGGGCGGCGCGTAAGGCCCTGCAGGAAACCCTCGGGGACAGCACCCCGCGGGGCACGTACATCTGGACCCTCAACCGTGGTGGCGCTCTCGTCGATCCGTCGTTCGGGGCGATCGCTCTTGCGGGCGAGGAAGCAGAGACGGCACGTGAAATCTACGGGCACGGCCCGGAGATGAACGACCGTCAGTGGGATGTCGCGTTCAACCTGGCGCAGCGACTCGCCGAGCAGAACGCGGCGATGGTAGCTAAGGCCATCGCCTCCAAGCAGGCGTCGTGACTGTCATCCCTACCGCCTGGCGCTACAAGATCGCTGACAACTACCTCGCCGAGCTCATCATCACCATCATCGGGATCGGGTCGGGGATCTTCGGCGCGGCGATCGTGACGATGCCCCGAGAGTTCGCGCAGACCCCGTCGTTCTCGCGGGCATTCGAGTGGGCTCCGCCGTACGTGTGGGGGCTGACGATGGTCGTCCTCGCCGTGGCGATGCTCACCCTGCTCATGCACTCGCGGGCGTACGCGTCGATCCCGACGTTCCTCCTCGCGATCGCGTGGGTCCTGTGGGTCGTGCCGATCGCGATGTCGCCGGGGTTTGCCCCGTCGGCGCCGATCGCGTACGGCACCATCTCCCTCCTCACCCTCGTCGCGGGCCTCGCCTGCACCGTCCCGCGGAGGGAGTGACCCGTGATGACGAACAAGCCCGTCCGGTGGACGTCGCCCGCGAACGCGTGGGCGACGGGGGCGCAGCTCATCGCGTTCGTCATTCCCGTTCTCGCCGTGTTCGAGGTGTACCAGCCCGTCGCACTCGAGGCCATCAGCGTGCCCGCCGCGGACATCTGGCAGTGGGTCCTGTTCTTCGCCGCCGGCATCGCCGTCGCGACGAGCATCACCACTCAGCTCGTCACCGGCCGCGGCGGGGCGCTCATGCAGGCGCTGCTCCGTCTCGAGGCCGCGGCGACCCTTCTCCTGGCTCTCTGCATGGGCGCACTGTGGGCCGCGCTGGTGCGCGAGTACGGCCTCGCCGCGAATCCGCTCACGCAGCTCCTGGTCGGCGGGCTCGGGCTCGCCGCGGCCGCGCGCGTGGTGCAAATCATCGTCGAGGTGTGGAAGTACCGCCGCGCACTCCGCGCCGGCGAGACGGCGACCGTGGAGGCGCTCGCACAGCCGAAGGAGAGCTGATGGGGTTCGACCAGCTCGCCGCGCTCCTCGGCGCCTCCGCCGTCGTCATCGGCGCGGTGGCCGCCCTCGGCAAGTCGATCGCAGACATCATCACTGCCGCCCGCAAGAAGGACACCACCCCGGCCCCGCAGGTCGGGATCCCCGCTGTCGTCCCCGACGACGACATCGACTACCGCGCGTACGCCGACATGAAGGCGCAGCTCAGCAAGGCGGAGCAGCGCGCCGAGAAGGCCGAACGCGACCGGGACGCGTGGATGCACCGCGCGCTCGGCATCGACGAAGACACCCACCCCACCTGACCCCGGCACCGTGTCGGGGCGACCGTCCCGAAAGGACACACCCCGCATGGACATCGCAATCCCCGCCGCACCCGCCGGCATCCTCACCCTGCTCGCGTTCTTCTCGCCGTACGCGATCGGCGCACTGAACGGCGTCCTCCCGTTCGTGAAGACCGCGTGGCAGCGCAAGATCGTCTCGGTGCTGTTCGCGATTGCGCTGGCCGCGCTCGTCGTCGTCTTCTACCAGAACATCACCGGTGAGCCGGTCGGAAACATCTGGGTCTTCCTCCTGCTGTCCGTCGTCATCGTCTCCGCCTCGTACGCGCTGATCACCCGCGGTACTGCGAAGGCCGTCGAGCGAAAGACGGACCGTTCTCTGCCCGACCCCTCGACGGCGACGCGGGAGCAGTACCAGGACGCCCTCGATGGCAACAGTGACCGGTGAGCACCCTCGCCTCGATCGCGCTCGCCCTGCTGATTGTCATCCTGGCCGTCCCGGCCCTGCTCATCGTGCTCTACGTCGGCATGGGCGTGGTCGGGTTGGTGATGCTTTCCGGGCGAGCGCTGCGCCGACCGCGGTGATCCGGCCCCTGGCGGCGGTCCTCCTCGCGTGGGCCGCCGCCTCCCTCATCTACCCTGCGCTCACCCGCGCTCACGCCGACCGCTGAGGAGGCCGCGATGCCGTACACCCCGCCCACCTGGCGTGACGGGACACCCGGGTTCGACGTCACAGCCGAGCGCATGACGCAGCTCGGTCAGCAGTACGCCGCCGTCGCCGCCGACGCGGACGACCCCACGACCCCGGTCGGCGCGGCCGTCGCGCGCGCCGCGGCATCCGGCGGCGGGGGCGGCTTCGTCGACAACGGCGACGGCACCCTCACTCTCAACCCTGGCTCGTTCACCGACAACGGTGACGGCACCCTGACCCTCGGAGGCTGATCATGGCTGCGGACATCTACACCAAGGCCGGCGCGGACGCCGCGTTCCTGCACGACACCGCCGAGGGGCGCCAGGCGCTCGCCCAGTCGCCGGAGGTAACCAGCACGATTGATGCTGTCGGGGGCGAAAAGTTCGGGTCGGTTCTGCCGATCACCGCGTTCGCGTCCGGGCTCACGCCGGGCGCGGACATCACCGCAGCGCTGCGGGCCGCGATCGCCGCCGTCCGAGTGTCCACCGTCTACGGCGGGCAGGCCGGCGCGACCATTTGGGTGCCCCCGGGTGCATGGAAGATCAGCAGCACGATCCTTGTGGACGTGCCCGTTTCCATCCGCGGTTCGCTCGAGCGTGCGTCAAGCCTCCGCCTCGTCGACGGCGTGAACGGTGACATGTTGCAGATCGCGGTCGGAGTCACCGGCTTCGAGCTCAGCGACATCACCCTCGACGGCAACAAGGCCAACCAGACCGCGACGAGCCATGGCGTGAACTTCCTCGGCAACACCGCCGACGCGAACTACAAGGGCGCCGGCGAGCTGAACAACATCAACATCCGCAATTTTCGCGACGACGGTATCCGCGCCGGACGCCTCCGCTCGAACGGTCGCCTTAGCAACGTCACGAGCGGCAGCAACGGCGGCAACGGCCTGTACTTCGAGGGGTACGACTGGATCATCGGCGACCGCTGCGACTTCGGTGAGAACGGCCTGGCCGGCATCCGCGCGAACGGCGACAACGTCCAGGCGTCGAACATCGCGCTGTACGGGAACAAGAACAACCTCTACATCGACGTCGACTGTGGCCGCTCGACGTGGAACAACCTCGTCTGCGAGTCCTCCACCGAAGACCTGATCGTCATTAACTCGGCGATGCAGTCGCGGACGCACACCTTCCACGGGTCGTTCGGCAACGCCGGAAACGTCCCCGCGAACACTGGCCTGTACTCGGCATTCAAGGTCATGTCTGCCGCACAGATCACCATCCTCGGGCATCTGTACGACGCGACCGGCGACGCGACCCCCTGCCTCCCGAAGTACATCGTCGACAACATCGCGGCTGGCTGTCTGGTCGACGTCGGAGGGTTCAACTGGAAGGCGTCGGCCTACACCGATTCCTTCGCATCGAACGGCGTCAACAACATCACCGGCATTCAGACGCGCATCGTCATCCCCGCGTCGATGCTGTCGTCGGTGGGGGCGGTCGCCACGGGGCAATCCGCGATCGCGACCATCTGGCCCGTCGCGTCGATGCCGTCGGGTCAAAACACCCGCCTCGCGGTGAACCTCGGCCATCTGCCGCGCCGGTGGAAGACGTTCGACCTGTACGTGCGGAGCGTCAAGATCGGCACCGGAAGCGGCTCCGTCGCACTCCGCCCGCTGCATTCCCAGCGAGCGAACGGCGACGACCTGTCCGCGGCCTCCGTCACCCTCGGCATTCAGGTGGTCGCAACGGCCGCTCAGTCGGTGCGCAAGGACACTCTCATCGCGAGTCAGATCGTGGTCGACTCGACCAAGGAGCAGCTCGTGGCCGTCGACCGGCGAGCCGCGAACAGTGCGGACGGTGACACGCTCGCCGAGGCGTACGGCATCGAAGCGCTCGAGATCCGCTGGCGCGCGTGAAAATCCGGGCCCGGAATGCCACCCCGCGGGGGCGCCCAGACCGGGCCCGGATATGCTCGCCCTGTGCGAGTCCATGACCCGAAAGACACC